ATGGAGAACAACAAAAGGGTTATTGTGCGGGCTACAGAAAAGTATGAATTTTGCTGCTATCTTTCGGACATGGGAGTAGAGCGAATCTATACGGTACTCGCCGAAAATGAAAAGGATGCTCGTAAGCGGTTTCATGAGTTGCTGAATGGGGAACAAGTAGAATTACTCCAAATCAGAAAGGTGGATGAGGAAAGATGAAAGACGGAAATTACTATACCGTTTACGGCTGGATGATTAACCGGCTAAAGCTGAAAGGGACAACTTTACAGCTGTACGCAGTGATCTATGGCTTTTCCGAAAACGGTGAAAATGAATGCTCCGGCAGTCTTGCCTACCTTGCTGAAACGACTGGATGCACCAAGCAGACGGTTTTGAATGCCCTGAACAAGCTTGAAAAACTGGGGTATATTTTGAAACGTCAGACAAGGGATGATGACGGTGGTTTGCGAAATCATTATCGGGTAAATTTAACCGCAATCGAACAGCGTGTTTCTCCACAAAAAGTGGAAAGAGGCTATGGAAAGAATGTTGAAACAAAGGCTGAAAGGCCTAAAAAATTTACCCAGCCGGTCAAAAAAACGGAATGCCCTCAGACAAAAAAGAGGAATGCCCCTAGTCAAAAAACCAGACCGTATAATACTACAAGAGAATCAATAGGGTTTGAATTATGTGAGGGGGACGCACGCTCGGAAAAGCAAACATTCGGTGATTTTCAGAATGTTCAGCTGACAGAGAACGAATATGCTCGACTGTCAGAACTGTATGGAACACAATTGCCGCAGACAATCAGCAGCTTATCCAGCTACATGGCATCGACTGGAAAGCACTACCGCAGCCATTATGCAACACTGTTTCGGTGGTGTCAGCAGGATATTCAGAAAGCAAAGAATCAAGGTCAGCAACACCACGGGTATCGAAATCCAGAACGAGCCAGTGAATGGCTATCGGAAAACCGAGAATTCTTAGAGAGCCTTGGCGGACTTTACTGAACCTTTGATAGAACAGGGAGTTGAGAGATATGAAATCAAAGAAACCAACACGCAGGCAAAAGATCATTATGTATCAGAAATTGCATCTTGATCCGAACGAGTGGTTTGTAGCGAGATGGAATTCGACTTCAGATTACATTACGCTTGTCAATCGATTCACTGGTGGAATCGTGCAGAAACTGAATCCGGAGCGTATATAATGGCGGATAAACGGTGCGAAATGTGTGGCAAGCCTCTGATTCATGTGAAAGCTGACCGCAGGTTTTGCGGTGCTTGTATGCGGATTCGGAGAAAGGCTTATGCCAAACAGTATCAAGAACTCAGAAAAGGAATGAATAAAAATGACAACGGAACAGATGCACGTGATTGCAAAAATAACGGATGCCAGAACTTTTGAAAGGCAGCTGGAGCAGACTGTTGAGGAGGCAGCAGAGTTCATTCAAGCAGCTCAGAAAATTAAACGGTATCCCGGAAATTCGTTGCAAATGAATCATCTCGTGGAGGAAACCGGCGATTTGCTGATTACCTTGGAGCAAATCCGGATTTACCTTGTCCGAGATGGCTATGGTGATGCACTGAACAGTATGATTGACTATAAGCTGAACCGGGAACTTGGCAGAATGGAACAGGAGCGTAAGGACAATGAAAGCAAGGCTTATCACAATCGGAGAAAGCGAAATCCGTCAAAGGGTTGAGGAAGAATATCAGAAAAAGAAAGATCAGATTTATGAATCGGTAATTCAAGATGTTCTTCCCCAGTTTATGTCCGTTTGTATGGTGGAACTCAATAAAGAGTTCGGATTTGGAGAAAAGCGACTGCGGTCTGTTTTGGATGGCGTAAAAGACCATTTTAAGCTAATGGACGGGGTCGGGATTTTGAACCATCAGTATTCTACGCTGGACTGTCTTACATACTTGCAAGAAAAGTATGGTATTGATTTGGATAAGGAACTGCTGTAATGGCAGAAAGGCGGTTACAACATGAATAGAATCTGTAGACAATGCGGTGCAGAAAAACCACTCTGGGAGTTTGTTGACCGCAGCAAACAAACTGGTGAACGGAGAAAAATTCATCGTGTTTGTGCAGCTTGCAGATCTGAACGTAGCAAAGAACGATACCAGCAGAGACGGAAAGAGGTGCTTTCCTACCAAAAACAGTATCGTGAGAAACTAAAACGTGAGAGAATTGAAACTCCCGTCAGCAGTGACCAAAAGGAAAGCTGTGGTTCCGTGGACGATGGATATGTTCGCTTGGCTGCGGAAATTCTGAGGAGTGAGTTCTCTGCTTATCGGAGAGCATTGGAAAAGTATGACGGAAGTCCGGAATCTATCGGTAGAATTCGGTCGATTGAGCGTGAAATTCTTACGCCGTACTACGCTGCATTGACGATGAATGCCATCGATTTGAAAAGGTACTGCAATGATTTGCGAAAAAAGTATGGCATATATGGAGGAATAGAAGATTGGGCTGGATAAGCGTGAGAGATTCCCTTCCAATCAATGAAAGGAGCAAAAATAATGAAGATTGAAAAAGAAACAAAGGTTGTCATTTTGCAAAATGGGAACGCAGTGATGGCTACACAGTATGTTAACGGCAAGAAAGTAAACGCAAGCATTGCAAGGTGCTGTCCGGAGGATGCTTTTGATTTTGCCTTTGGTGCAAAATTGGCTTTGGAACGGCTGCTTGATTGTATGGGTTCTGCACCGGAAACTGCTTTTGATTGGGACAAGTTTATTTCCGGTGACGTATGGGTACAGACGAACAGTTCCAACACTGATGCCTTTTTACAGGCTTGCGAAGAGCATCATTTGACAGATCGAACCGGAGATCGTCCGACAAAGTTGAATGTATTTCGTGACTTTAACAATGCAAGTGAGATTGAAAAAGCGTTGTATGGGATTTTCGGAATGATTCCGAAAGAAAATATCTGGTTTGCAACAAGAGATGGAAAATTGCGGTGGGGCAATGAGAAACCAACTGGAGAAATTTTTGAATGGGGACAGACAGAATGAACGATTGTGTAAACTGCAAATATGCAAACCAGTCCAAAAACACAAGAGTCATCCGGACACCTGCTGCGGTTATTACGCAGAAACAGGGTGGCATTGTTTGCGAGAATACAGGGCAGAAAACAATACAGATAACAGATGAGGGAATATGCTGTTCTGGTTTCTGTCAGAAAGAACTGAAAGGCGATGATTGAAAAATGCGTGCTATTTGTTTGAATTGTCAATTTTGTAAACAAGGAACAGCAGCGGAGCCGTGCAGGCGTTGTATAAATCTTTCGGGTAAGTATGACTGTTTCATCCCGTTAGAAAATACAGAAGAGAGTATTCCAATAGAGAAAGCACCAGACAATGTGAATCATCCGGTTCACTATCAAGGTAAGTATGAGTGTATTGACGAGATGATTGCTTTGTTTGGCATGGATGCTGTTCGCCATTTCTGTATGTGCAACGTATATAAATACCGTTTTCGTGCAAGTCGGAAAAATGGACCGGAAGATATAGAAAAGGCAGAGTGGTACATGGAAAAACTGATGGAGTTAAATCAGGAGGCAAGCGATGACGAAACGTGAAGCGGCTATCATTGAGCTCTATACGGGAATTTGTATGCTAACTGGTGATGACCGAAAATATGTATATGCCTATGCAAGAGAATTGATAGGAAGACCTATATTGACGCATGAGTTATCAGATGAAATGCTGAAAGAAAAAAGTAAGGCTGATTTCATAAAACTCTGCAAAAATCTAAAGAACGTGGAAGATTCTGCGTATTGGGAGTCCTGCGACCTCAAACGACTTGAACATGGCTTTATTGAAAGCATTCCTAATGGCGGAGTCTGCTGCTCGAAATGCAGGCGTGGTTTCCCGAAAGAATATCGGCGGTGGAAGTATTGTCCAGATTGTGGAGCAATGATGAAACAGATATAATTAGATTTGAAAAGGCAGAGTGGTACATGGAAAAACTGATGGCGTTAAATCAGGAGGTAAAAGAAAGATGATTCTTCATGAGATGTTGGCTAATACCTCATTCTACGGACAAGTCCTCATTTATGCAAGGAATGCTTATGACCAGTGCGTAAAACTTTTTCAGGGAAGTGTTGCCAATGTCCGAAAAGACGAAAATGTGTGGGATTATCTGACATATGAAGTTGACCAGTGGATATGTGGAAATCACTGGACGTTGATTTATGTCAAGCACTATGCTTATGAAGATAAACTGGAAACTTGTTATTGTAATTCAGACAGGTGGACAAGAGAAAATCACCCTTACAAAAGTTCGTATCAGGTCGAAAAAGAATTGAAGTGCTTGAGCTAAAGAGCTGATTTTATAAAGCTCTGCAAAAATCTGAAGAAAGTGGTACATGGGAAAACTAATGGAGTTAAATTAGGAGGCAAAACGTGAAAAAGCTGATTGTTGAGATTGCTGACAAGTATGCGGATGCCGCATCAATGACATTTATCGGGACAAACTGTGCTGAATCAGAGGAGATTCATATGACTGTCGCAGCAGTTGCCCTCAAGCCAGATATAACGGCAATTGCGGTTTGTGAAGATGGGAGTTCGATTTGGTATGAAGGTGATTTGGAAGCCAAAGATCAGCTGTCCATTGAAAAATTGATAAATGCAGTCGGGCAACTGGAAGACTTACGTTGCGACCGTGAGGAATTTGCAGCTGATTTTGAAGACGAAGAAGATAACGCTTTTTGCCTTGATGTTGCGGCGATTGACACAGCTTTAGCAGCGATAAAGCGTCTGATTGAATTAGAATACGAAAAGGAGTAATTGGAAATGAGCGATGAAACATTAGAACTGCTATGGTCAATGCTTACGAACGAGCAACTTTTGGAACTGCGGGAAAAAGGTGCAATGGATGATCGCACAATGGCATCTTTCAAGACTGAATTGTTTAAGCGGTGTTTGATTCAATTTGATGAAACAGCGGATGCAGTTATGACGGCATTTATGGAGGGCTTGGCATGATAAAAGTCGAAAACACAGAGGTGTATGGATGGGAAGCGGCCATACGGGGAATGCGAAATCCGATGAATAGTTGGGAAAAGTCGGATAGTTGCTATTGCAAGGAACCCATAACAACCAAATGCAACAATTTGGGTTGCTCTCATTGTGGCTGGGCATGGAGCGATTTGGGAAAAAATCCGTTTTGTATTGGGGATAACGATATGGCTTTAATGCAAAAATTAGTTAAGGCAGGTACTGATCATCGGAAGTTTATGCGAATGATTACAGTAAGTTGTGATATAATTGCCCCTCTTTATTGGTGGAAACAGTTTGATACGTACAAAGTCGGAACGGTTACTGATTCTTGCTCTACAATGCATAAAATTGCAGAGCAAGAATTTACATTGGATGACTTTTCGTGTGAACATCTGTTTAATGGTGCTGAAGAAGGAACAGAATTTCTCAAAGATTTTATGTACACGATTAAAGCCCTCAACAAGGCACGAGAAACATATCTGGAAACTAAAAAGAATATTTACTGGTGGCAAATGATTCAGCTGCTCCCGTCCAGTTATAATCAACGTAGAACCGTAGTACTAAACTACGAAGTATTGCGAAACGCTTGTCAAGCAAGAAAACATCATAAGCTGGATGAGTGGTTTGGATTTTACAAGTGGGCAGAATCACTGCCATACAGTGAACTGATATTGGAGGTGTGAGCAGGTGTATAAGATGAAGTGTCCGAGATGTGGGAAACGTGCCTTTGATATTTCTGTGCTACCTAAAATTCCAGTGATTATTGAACTGAAATGCCCAAACTGCCGGAACATCGTGAAAGTTTCCTGCAGATCTGAGATGTGCATGGCTGATAAGAGATAGATAATATACCGAGCAACGGAGTGATTTGACTACCAAATAGCCGGATAGTATATGAGACGACTGTTTTATATGCTGTTCGGCTATTTTTGTTTCATATACTTGACTTCACTTGAGTTTTTTTGCAAGCTGACTTCTATCAATCAGAAAGGAGTCATGTATATGAAATTTCGTAAAACAAGAACAGCAGCCAGATCCGTTTATATCTATCGCTTTGCAGATGGAACAGTCGCTGTGTTGCATCCGGGAGAACAGGGCGTAAGCACTGAGATCATCGACTTTTTGCACAAGTTAGATGACCGTGAGGTGTATCGTAATCTGAAACAGCGAAAGGTGAAAGAACATTGTGCAAAACCTGTCGATATTGAAGTGGAATCTTTGGAAATCCAGCGTTTGCATGAGGTTGTGTCCAGTCTTACGCCGAAGCAGCAGGATACCTATCGCAGAGTGGTCGTGGAAGGAAACCCTATGACACAGGTAGCAAGAGAAGAAGGCGTATCGGAAACGGCAATTCGGCATCGCATGGCGAAAATCAAAGCCCAAATCAAGAAAAAATTTTGATTTTTCTACTGATGGGGTTCGATTTTATGCTGATTTTTTCGACTGCATTTATGGAAGGAGGTGGTGCATGATGGCGTGTTTCTAAATCCCATCAAAAATGCTAAGAAAGAAGGTCAAAGAAAATGAGTAAAGAACCTACAACATTACTGGATGTGATTCATGTGATCCGTCAATTGGCAGACAAATTGGAAGCTATGGCGGAAACCATGACAGAACGGGAAGTACAGACATTTGAGCAGGTATATCCGCCGGAAGAAGGCAATACGGAGGCTGTACAGAAGCCGGTGTCTGTGAAAGATACGCCGACTGTTTCTATTTCTGAAATTCGAGCGGTACTGGCAGAAAAGTCACGTTCTGGTTTTACAGATTCAGTAAAGGCACTGCTTCAGAAACACGGGGCATCAAAGCTGTCTGGTGTTTCTCCCGAAGAATATGCGGTCTTGTTAGAGGAGGCGAAGCAGATTGGAACTTAACGATCATGCAAGCCGTTTACACGCAGTGCTTTCTGCTTCATCCAGTGCTCGTTGGCTGGCGTGTCCACCCTCCGCACAGCTTTGTGCGGTTTTACCAGATAAAGTCACTGATTATGCTCGTGAAGGCACGTGTGCTCACGAATTGGCAGAGTACAAAGTGCAAAAACTGCTTGGCAACCCGGCATCTAATCCCACGGAGAACTTAGACTTCTACGATGCAGAAATGGAAGACTGCACGGACAGCTATGCTCAGTACATTGCCGAACAGCTGGCAAATCTGAAAGAACCGATTGTTTTGGTGGAACAGCGTTTGGATTTCAGCCGATATGTTCCCAGCGGCTTTGGCACGGGCGACTGTGTGATTGTTGCAGATGATGTCCTAACTGTCATTGACTTTAAGTATGGTAAGGGCGTAGCAGTATCTGCTGATCACAACTCGCAGATGATGCTGTATGCTCTGGGTGCATTGCAGCTATTTGATGCCCTTTATGACATTGCAGAAATCCGGATGGTGATTTTTCAGCCGAGAATCCAGAGCGTTAGTGAATGCGTTATGCCTATTTCTGAACTGTTGCATTGGGCAGAAACAGAATTGAAAACGAAAGCAGAACTTGCATCCAAAGGCGAGGGAGATTTCTGTGCTGGTGAACACTGTCGGTTTTGTAAAGTGAAGGCAACTTGCCGAAAACGTGCAGAATACAATCTTCAGCTGGCACAGTATGACTTTGCTCCCCCGGAAATGCTGGTGGATACTGAAATCGAGGCAGTATTGGAAAAAGCCGATCAATTGGTTTCATGGGCATCCGATATCAAGGAATATGCTTTGCAGCGAGCAATTTCCGGCAAGCAGTGGAATGGGTACAAAGTTGTGGAAGGTCGGTCGAATCGAAAGTATACCGATGAGGCAAAAGTCATTGAAAAGGTCAAGTCCTATGGGAAAAATCCGTACAATGAACCGGAACTGCTGGGAATTACCGCAATGACAAAGCTGCTTGGCGGAAAGAAAAAGTTTGATGAAATTCTTGGTGATTTCACATACAAACCGCCGGGTAAGCCTGCACTTGTACCAATTTCGGACAAGCGACCGACTTGGAATTCCGCAGAAAAAGATTTTGAAACAATACAGGAGGAAAAATAAATGGCAAACGAAAGAAAAACAAAAGTGATTACAGGAACTGTGCGTTTGAGTTACGCAAACATCTGGGAACCGAAATCCATCAAAGGCAGTGCCGCAAAGTATAGTGTTTCCTTGCTGATTCCGAAGTCTGATAAGGCAACTCTTGCAAAAATTCAGACTGCAATTGATGCTGCCATTGAAGATGGCATTGGAAAGTTCGGAGGAAAGAAGCCGAGTAAGGCTGCTCTGAAGTTGCCGCTGAGAGATGGCGATGCAGAACGTCCGGAGGATGAAGTGTACAAAGACTGCTATTTTGTCAATGCAAATAGCACTACTCCTCCGCAGATCGTTGACCAGCAGGTACAGCCGATTCTCGATCAGAATGAGGTCTACAGTGGCTGCTATGCAAGAGTTGCAGTAACATTCTATGCGTTTAACAGCAACGGAAATAAGGGCATTGCCTGCGGTTTGGGCAATATTCAGAAGGTACGGGATGGTGAACCGCTTAGTGGACGTACCAATGCTGCTGATGATTTCGATGCTCTTGAAAGTGACGATTTCCTTGATTAACTAAAATGGCAATTTAGTAATAAGGACGGTGAGAAAAATGGAGGCAATTCTTTCCGTTGTTATTGCGGTTCTTTGGTGCATTTCAATGTTCTGTTGGGCAGCAATTTCCGTTGCTGCACTGATTGATCATTTCAAGAATCACAAGTAAGCAAAAATGTCGGGTGGGCGACTGACGGAGTATCTGTTCGGGTGGGTAATAGGTGTAACAATGCAAAAATTGATGATTGACTTAGAAACAAAAAGTGATGTGGATATTACAAAAGCCGGGGTTTACCGCTATGCGGATTCCCCGTATTTTGATATTCTGCTTTTTGCATATTCCGTGGACGATGCCCCAGTGAAGGTAGTTGACCTTGCCTGCGGCGAACAGCTGCCGGAAGAAATCCTCAACGCTCTGACGGATGACCGCATTCAGAAGCACGCCTTCAACGCCAGCTTTGAACGGGTCTGCCTGTCGGTCTGGCTGCGGCGAAACTATCCGGAATGCTTCATTTCCTATGGATTGCCGGAGGATGCCTGCGGCAACTACCTCAGCCCGAAAGCATGGCGGTGTACGATGGTGGCGGCTGCCTATCTGGGCTTGCCGCTGAGCCTTGCCGGCGTGGGGGCAGTTCTACAGTTACAGCAACAGAAAATGTCCGAGGGGAAAGCTCTGATTCGCTATTTCTGCGTACCGTATGACCATGTAAATGGCATTCCGGTGTTTCATGCCCCGACCGATGCTCCAGAGAAATGGAACGTCTTTCTGGCATACAACAAACGGGATGTGGAAACAGAACAAGCGATTGAACAAAAAATCGCTCGGTTTCCTGTGCCGGAATTTGTCTGGCAGGAGTATGTCCTTGACCAGTCCATCAACGATCGTGGAATACAACTGGATTTGCAGTTGGTGCAGCAAGCAATTCGTATGGACACGCTCACGAAAGATAAGCTGCTGCATCAACTGAAAGATCTGACCAACTTGGACAATCCGAATTCTGTTCAGCAGATGAAACAGTGGCTGACGGAACACGGACTGGAGTTAGAATCATTGGGCAAAAAAGAAGTACAGGAACAGCTGAAAACCGCTCCGTCGGACTTGCAAGCC